TAATGTCTGTAGATTGTATAGAAGGATCGGATAAACTAATAGTGCCAATCTTAGATGTACTATTATAATTAAATGAAATACCACTAACTCCAGTAATAGTGGCCCCAACAACATCTTTGACAGCATTTGTATCTAATCCATTAGTAGAGATAATAAAAGAGCCATCACCACTACCTGGAGTTACAGATATATTGGTTCCACCAACAAGACTTTTAACTGGTAGTAGTCCACTAACGCTACTATTAAAATCATTTACTTGTGAGGAGGTGATACCGCTAACATTGATAGTTACAGTTTCACCATTAGATGAGGTGCCCACATATATTCCGCTGCTACCAACAAAACCAGTAGGAACAACAGCAGAATACTTAAGAGAATCCCATGCTGTTGATCCGTCGCCAATCTTAAAACGCCCTGTATCTGTTTCATAGCCAACTTCACCTGCATATAGAACTTGATTTGTCCATTGGCTAGCGCCTGCGGCGGCTGTGCCTCTTCTAAGCTGGATTCTTGTAATAGCTGGCATAATTGATATCCCTTTTTAAAAGTGTTTATTACGGTGTACCACAATCAAACTCATAATGATCTAAATAATAATCAACCCCATCAATTCCCTGCTTTTTAATTTTGTCAAATGATATATTATCTGGTAAGTCACTGACTAAAATTTTCTCAGTATTTACAATTTGCAAATCATATGTTTCATATCTTTCAATATCAATATTGTTTATATTATTCAAAAAGCTAGTTTCTACTGTAACGGTAGTAATAGCTGGATCAATAATTTCTACAATAAAATCACTCATGATTGCAGTCCAATGCTATGCTTGATTGACTATTTCTTTTCACAAGATTAATAGTCCCAAATAATAATCTAGTAGTGTATTTTCCCCCTCCATCATATAGATCGTCGGGAGATTGTAGTTCCAAGTCGTATTTTGCTGTAGTGAAATTAAAACTATTAGTTGTATCTGCTGGAATTAGTAAAGTTAATTTACCAGCAACTTCATCTAATATGAACTTATACACACTATAGTCTAGATTATCTGTTGAAAAGGTTTGGGTGGTTCCATTATTAGTCTTCCATATTAGTCTAGCACACCAATTGGTTAGATTAATAGGATTTCCTTCACTATTCTTATAAATTAGTGATATTTTAAATGAGGTCCCCTGCTCTATAGAGAAATCATATTTTGATGCTGCCATATTTATGGACCATGGGGTTAAATTGGCTCAGTATATATAGTATTATACTATGGAATACACCTACACTAGATAAGAAGCGTATATAAATAGAAAAGGACTGGTATTGCTACCAGCCCTTATTCTATAAACTATTGATTAGGCTTTAATTATAGGGAGCCTAGTAGTACTCTACGGTTATCTAGAACAGCAAAGCCCTGCTCGGCCCATCCGTAGAAGCCAGCTCTCTTTTGACGATGAAGTGTATCATCCTCAAAAATCTGAACTTGCTCACGAACTGGCATAATGAAACTGTCTGTCTTGCGAAGATCAAGACCAACAACGATTTCATTCTTGCTTCCTGGTAGAGTGCCGCTGAGAACGTCGCTATAGAATAGCTGGTACTCTTGGCCTTCACCAAGTTCATCAAGGTCGTGTAGGTTTACGCCGAATACACGATTAAGGGTGCCGTCAGCAGCCGTATAGATTTCTCTACGAGTTGTTTCGTCAACTTGATCGATACCCCAATTACGGATATCTTCCATTGACTCTGGTGAAACGTAAAGGTCTGTTAGCATACCACGGTTGTTTGAAGCACTGTTACCGCCGCCATTTCGACGCATAACGGTCTTCATGAGACTTACTAGACGCTTGGTAAACAAACCAGCTGAAGCATCACTATCGTAAACAACAATGTTACGATCAACGCCAGCAGCTAGTAGGGTGTGCCAACCGTCATCATTCATCTTCTTAACGAACGAGCCCTCTAGAACTTCCATAGCACGACCAACAACGTCCCAACGAGCATCACGAGCATACTTTAGGAGGTAGTCGATTGAGGCGCCGATGTCATAGGTTGGAACCATGACGTAATCGCCTTCAACGTGACGCTCTGGAATATGTCCGTGGTTAGGAATTGTATAGGCAACGAAATCTTTTTCGGTGCCAGGAGCTAGGAAATCAAGAGGAAACTCTGGTGTGGCACTTTGAGCAAGTTGAATTGGCTCGAAAATACCATCTAGAATATCTCCACTTAATAGAGCTTGTCTTAGTGGTAGCTCTAGAGCTTTTGCAAACTCTGAGTTAGCAGCTAAAGCTACTTCTCTATTTGGTGAACCAGAACGAACAAGTAGATCGGTAAGCTCTGGTGTTGGCTGAAATGCTTTTGTATTACCTGACATTTTTTTCTCCCTTGTTAAAGCTTTTAATCAAGTTATGTTTACTGATAATTTAACGTAACCATCAGCGTCTTTACTGCTCAAGAACTGACCAATCTTGACACTGTTGGTACTGCTTGTGCCAACTAGGCCACTTACCCCAACGTATGCATCAGAACCAGCACTTGGAGTACCAGCTACCATATTAGTAGTAACTTGTCCCTGACGAAGTAGTGCGACCTTGCCGCCAACTTGTACTTCGTCTTTATGCCAGTTGATATGCTGTCTGGTTAAGTCATAATTTACAACATCATTGAGTAGGATGCCTAGTGGCTTGGATCCACTTACAGTAGCGGCATAACTAACGACAGCGTTAGCGTCGTCCATTGATACGCCAGAACCAGCTGTAACAACAGATACCACACCACCTCTTTCGGCAACCGTGTTCATGAAAAAAGAGATATCTGATAATGCTTCGATACGATCTGCTTTAAGAGCCATGTTATTCTCCCTTGTTAAGTTTTTTACCTAGTCTAGCACAAACGAATTCAACTAACTCTGCACGAGTTGTGTTAACAGAAGACTGAGCATCGCTGCCAACACTAAGATTAACACTTTCTTCGGCTTCTACAGTCTCAAGAACTGAAGGATCTACAGGAGCTTCAGATGATGCCTTATTCTTATCTTTCTTCTTCATATCCTCTTCGTCTTTGTCATCCTTCTTGATCTTGTCGAGCCAAGGAGGAAGTTTGCCAGCAAAGAGGGATGTCATAGCATCAAAAGCATCGTCACTGAGAGATTCGAACTTAGACAATGTAGCTTCTGATGTTTCTTCATCAAAGCCATAGCTAAGAAGAGCAGCTTTTCTTTTTGTCTTCTTTTCTTTCTTGGCCATTTCTTCTTCTTTCATAGCCATTTCTTCTTCTTTCATTTTATAAGCAGCAATGGCTTCTAGAGCAGCTGAGAGCTCGCTCTTGGTCTTTTTCATTTCTTCATCTTTAGATTCCATGTCTTCTTTCATTTTCTTTTTAGCTGCTTCTGTCTCTTCTTCCTTACTCTCTTCTTCTTTTAGCTTCTTAGCTAGAGCTTCATATTCGCTCTTAAGAGTTTCTAGTTCTGAAGACAAAGCGGCGATGGATTCATCCTTAGCGCTGATGGCAGCTTCTAGTTCGGTTGTTTGGTCAGCTACTTCTGCTACTACTACTGGAGCAGAATTTTCGGCAGTGGAAGCTTCGGCTTCGGGCTTGACTTCTACTACTTCTGTGTTTGAACTCATAATATTATTCTCCACGTTAGAGGTTGACTGATTGTAAGATACACCTGCTATTGATAAATCATCATTTTTTTCTGTAAATAATTTATCAACTATGTCTTTTGTAAAAATAACACTATCTGGATTAGCTGGTTTTTCAACAAATCCCTTGCCAGAAAATGTAATATTTCTTAATACTCTACCTATCTTATAGTCTTCATGTTCTCCAAGACCACCATATGCTCTTAGATATTTTGTTAGATATGCTGTGCTATCATTCCTAGCTAATGTTTTATATTTTCCAGTTGACTTATTAATTAAGCCATAATCAAAGCCTTTGAAAAAGCACTCCATGCTAACAAACTTATTGCCAGACTCAATATCGGCAATTAGTTTCTCTGCGCGGTCTTTCAGTTCTGGACTACTAAAAGCCCTATAAATTACTGAACCTGTTAAAATGTGATATTTTTCTGGAAGACTGTTCATATCGGTAGCTTCGCTAATAAGAGAGCCATCTTCCGTAATTGGCCAATTACTAGTGATATGACCGATTATTACACTTTCGTCGTGTTCTAAATTAGTAGGTTTGTCTTCTGGTGTGTTTCTAGCTAACCACACCTCTGCTTTATCAAATATGTCGTCATTTTTATTCCAAGAAGAGCTAACTAGAATAGACTGAACATAGTATAAGTCGGAATCATTAAGAGATGCAAGAGTTTTAAACTCTTTTCTTTTTAGTACATCTGTCAAGCATGGCTCAGCAACAGAAGCATAACAAATTGATGCAGATGTGGAGATTTTAGCCTCTAGTCCGTCTTCTATTTCTTGGGCAAATATTTTCATTTTTCAAACCTCTTTCTATAAAGAAGAGTACACCATAGAATAAAATGAAGCTTTGGCCTGTTTGTGTTCGTCAACAGTTAGTTCTTTATTTAAATCAGCCTTTAGCTCTTTTAACCATACACTATAAGCTAATATTATTTCGTTCTTATCAAGTATATCTAGACTGGCCATAGTGCTAGTTACCTTGTCAGAATCAATAGGGGAAAACGGGTCAAGAGAGAATAATATTTTTGTTTTAATTAGGTCTAATTCTTTGACTTCTTCATTCGATAAGCTTCTTAGATTTTTCTTGTTGTAGAAGTCTAGTAGTAGTGGGTTCAAAATTTGACTAATTTTATCTTGCGCCTCCGAAGCCCATAGTAATAGCTTTGCTCCGGTTTGGGGTTTGAAGACTTTTGTTTTTCTCTTCTCAGAATCCTTAGAGTTTTTGGGGCGGCCTTGTCCGGGTGTTCCCGGCAAAGATTCTGGCGAATCGTTTGCCAACTTCGTTGGGGGAAGGGGTCCAGAGGGCATCTTCATTTGGAGTGCTGGTACTTCACCGCTTTTCTTCTTCTCAAGATCTAAACCAACTTGACTAGGAGTAACGGTTCCAGTTTGTAGAGCTATTTTCTTTAAAGAATTTTCAGGTTGTGGATCATACCAAGGACCAGATTTCTTAACCATTCTGTTACTCTTTCTGTCTCTGCTTTCTCTGTTGAGTCGTGATTTTTCCATGTCTGGATCTAATCCAAATCTAGATTGCAGAATTTCATCAGAGATTAAATTTCTGTCAGCTAGTTGTACTAATAATGCTTTCTCGGCATCTTCATTACTTAAGTCCATACGATCAAATTCAATTTTAGCGCCATATCTAAAACCCATAGCTTTTTGAACTAATTCGATTTCTTTTTCCCAAAATTCTACTAGTACGTCTCTTCCATACTGTAGTCTTTGTGTTAATGTTTTAAGGCTAATAAAATTATTTGTTGTTCCAGAAGCCCCGAAAGTTCCCGTTAGTGTTGGAGGAATCCCTAGTCCGGCATAAACGCTATTAAGGTGAGGAACATATTTTCCTTCTCCCAAAAATTGATGAACATTCGTTTTGGATTCAAGGAGTTCTATGTCTGGACCCCATACTAAATCCATGGTTCCACCACCAACATTGTTTCCTAATAGTTGAGCTAACTTTGCAGTAGCCGCTTTTGTAGGAGCAATTTTATGTTCAAGACTTCCTAGTTTAAAAATACGAATATTAGAAATAGCACCATCTAATGCTGCCATATCAGCAAGTTTAAGTTTTTCTATAACTGTAATATCATCCATAATAGCATAGACCATTGGGAAAGCCCAGCTCTGCCAATCGTCTTTTTTGTAATGAAATACTAGTGTTTTTTCTGGATCTAGTGCATATGGCACTCTACTCTTGGCTGCTTCTAAAATTTGAGCTGGTAGTGATGCTACTACGGCTTTTTCTGCATCACTCTTTGGGTTATTAACAAACTTTCTAAGTTCTGCTGGGAGTATTAATTGATAGGATTTTTGTTGTACAAAAGAAGCCAATGGACCAGCTGCTATATCAACAAAGAATGGATCTATAAAAGTATATCTCCAAGGAATTTCTCTTTTTTCTAATTGCACATCTGATAAGTCCTGTATTTGAAGATCTGGTGCTGCTACTGCTTGATATAATTTTTCTGATACTTTAAGACTTAGTTTTCCTGTCTGTCTATTAATTACAACATTTCCTGTTTTATATAAATTGTTAAGAAATCTTTCGCTTCTATCTTTACCTCTTACCTTCTTAAACCACTGTCTATAAAATCTTTCTATTCTTTTGTTTTTATGAACTAGTCTTATTCCCTGAGCAGCAAAGTCGCCCATCAAATCAATAACATTTTTTACCAAACCGACTCTTTGATAAATATCTTCTGCTTTTCTAAGAATGAGTTTGATTTCACGAGGTACAGCTTCATCCGGACGAAAGTAGTCGTAATCACTTCTTGTTAGTCCTGGTCTTCCTGAAGTATTAGTATCAAGATTAGAATAGTCAAGACCATATCTTCTCATGGCGCTGGCTTTTTGAATTAGGGAATATTCAGACATTGATTCTGAAGATTCCTTTAAAGCGGCCTTTTTACTGTCTAAATCATCTCCCCAAGCGACATATGCCTGTTCATCAACGGGTTGAGAGTTTTGAACAGCTTCGCTTTTGGGATATCTTTTTTTAGCCATAATATTTCAATTCTATTGTAATTAAACCATAATAGTATTGGTCTTTTATACACTGTTATCTATAAATTCCTGTATAAAGATCATCGTCATTAGCTCCAGAAGTGAACCATTCTGGTCCTTTGTACATACTACCCTTGTGAGCAACAGTATCTCTGGCATTTCCACCAATAATATCATAAGTAACTGCTTGAAGAGTTCTAGACATTTGTC